GTGAATAATATTGATTTTATTATTAATAGGATGGATAGTGATGTCTTTTTATTTGGTAATAATTACAGGCATTTAGATTGGTGTAAGATGGATGTAATGAATGCTATTTATCCTGAGTGGGGTAGGAAATTTAATAGGGAAAGCAGACAAATACAGGCTTCTGCTATATTCATTCGGAATAGTGAGGCATCAAGGGCATTTATAGGTAAATGGCTCAAATATTGCCAATTGGATGGGTTTATTGATGACTCTGCAAGTTTAACATATAATTACCCTACTTTTCAAGAGCATCGGCATGATCAGGCAATACTTACCTGCCTTGCTTATTATTATGGCATTAAGCTTCATTATTGGCCGGCTCATTATAACAGTGGGCAGTTTATTTATGATAAACATCCGCAATTTAATGAAGATAATTACCCTATAATATTTCACCATCATCGTAAACGAAATAATGAATGGTAACAAGTTTAAGCATAGGAACGGGTGGTCTCGGTAGGTTTGGAAACCAAATGTGGACTATTGCCGGGTGTATAGGTATTGCAAGGGCAAATGGTATGGATTTTGCCTTCCCTAAATGGATTAACCATGACAATGCTTTGTTTGGAGGCAATAGAGACGATTTTAGTCGCTATTTTGTTAATCCATTGCCATTGATACCTGATGGCAGACATTGGCATAATTACGGCTATTTTTGGGGGTATAAGGATGTTAATTTGCCAAAGAGTGACTGGTCAATAGATGCACATTTACAAAGTCCTAAATTCTTTGAGCATTGCATTGAAGAGGTGCGCCATTATTTTACTATGAAAAACGAATGTGAGCAAAATGATTTTTGTGCCATCCATGTTAGGGCCGGTGACTACATTGACAATCCTAATGCATATCATCCAAGATGCAGTAAAGAATATTATGAGAAAGCTATCAGTATCATGCCAGCCGGTACTAAATATATTATTTTTAGTGATGACATTGAATTTGCAAAAGAGCGTGTAGGTGTAAATGGGACATATTTAAGCGGTTTTTATTTGAGCGATTTTAAACTAATGAAAAGGTGTAAGCATTTTATAATTGCAAACAGTAGCTTTTCTGCAATGGCGGCATTATTAGCAAATCATCGGGATAAGATTGTCATTGCTCCTGAGCGTTGGTTTGGGCCATCTGTTGACATATCGGCAAAAGATATTTATCATCAAAATTGGATAGTTATATGAACATACTATGGTCAATACACTTATATTTTCCAAGACATGGCAGCGGTGCAGAAGCAATGGCACGTAATATCAACCGATATTTAAAATCACAGGGGCATGACATAAAAGTATTATTGCATCAGGCTAATCAGTATAAAATAACGGAGATGTATGAATATGAGGGCGTAGATGTATTTCCTCCTGATGATTACATTATTGACAGATTATTTACATGGGCCGATGTGGTTATTAGCCATTTAGATTATAACAAATGGACATCACATCATTGTGAAAAATATGGCAAAAAGTTTGTTCATATTGTACATAATGATATAAATTATCCATCCGTTTCAGATAGTCCGGTGCCAGTTCATGTAATTTACAATTCTAAATGGTGTGCTGAAAAGCTTAATTATAATCATAAGTCGATTATTTTTCCTCCTCCATTAAATGAATGGGTAAAAGTACAACCTACTAAAAGAGAGTATATAACGCTGATAAATCTTAATCAAAATAAGGGTGCAAGGTATTTTTATAGTCTTGCTAAAAAGCTACCAAAATATAAGTTTTTAGGGGTTAAAGGCAGTTATGATAATCAATACATTGAAAATGTGCCTAATGTTAAAATAATACCTAATACACCAGATATTAGGGAAGTTTATAAAGTCACTAAAATATTATTAGTGCCGTCGCATTATGAAAGCTGGGGAATGGTAGCGGCTGAAGGCATGGCCAATGGCATCCCTGTCATTTATAATCCAACGCCGGGACTAATTGAAAATGTAGGGGATGCTGGTATTTGCTTAAAACGTGAGCAAACACAAGACTGGGCAAAAGAAATTAATAAACTAATGACAGATGATGAATATTACCAAAAATGGGTAAATAAGTCATTGGAAAGGGCAGCGGAGCAAAAACCTGATTGGGCGGCATTGGAGCGGTTTATACTGGAATAAAAAACCCGATTAGTAAAAACAAATCGGGGAAACCTAAACCTTATGCTTGCTATGAGGATACAAATATAATGTTTAGTTGACAAATTCAAATAAATAGGGATTAGTTATTTTTAATTTTGGATAAGATGAATAATATCTACGAAATAAAGGCAACAGACGGAGCAGAGCCTATAAGTCTCGAAACGGCAAAGGATTGGTTAAGAGTTACGACTGAAGATGATGATACTATTATAACCGATCTTATAACAGCCGCAAGGCAGCGTGTTGAGGCATATAGTCTAAAATCTATGGTAAATAAATCCATTGTTTTGACCGGCTATATTGAAACTGCTTTTAATTTGCCATACGCTCCTATTTCCACAATATCAGCTGTAAAGGCATTGCAGGGGCAGATAGTAGATACCGGCGTAAATGACTGGGACACTTTGGATGCAGATGAATATCAGGTTATAGGATACAATGAAAAGCAATTTAGGCCGCAATTTAGCGGGGTTTATGAAATAACCTATACAACCTCTGCAAGTGCTGATATACGCCTAAAAACCGATTTAAAACGCGTTTTATTGTGGATGTACGAAAATAGGGGAGATGATACTGATGAAATGCCAGCTGAGTTAATGAGTAATGCCAAAACTTTAAAGGATTTGACATGGGTATAGGAGCGGCAAGGAAGGTTAAGATTGTTGTTGTTGGTCAAACAGATGGAATAGATGGCCCAGATGTAACTGCTGAAGAAGTGGCTAATTTATGGGCGCAAATTAATACGATTACGCAAACGAGAGGTTTTGATGCCGGGAAGGCCAATTACAAGACAAGTTATGAGTTTTTGATTAGGTATGATTCTGCTGTAAGCATTACAATCCGCTGCATGATTGAATATAGCAATAGGTTTTATTCTATTCAAAGTATTGAACGGGTTGATCGGGTAAGAGCTGAAAATAAATTTGCAAGCCAGGTATTGAACAATCCGGAGGGCAAATATTGGCGTATTGTGGCCACATCACAAGACATTGCATAATGGCATCATTAAGCGTAAATATAAAGGGATTAGATAAGTTACAGGATAAGATAAGCAAGCTTCCTAAAGAATTACAGGAAGAGGTTGTGGGTGAAATACAAGCATGGGGTAATGATGTCAATGCTGAACAATTAGGGTTGATTAGTCAGCAAAAGATACAAGATTTGGGAGCGTTGCAGCAAAATACAAAATCATTGCCAAAGCCTGATGGCGTTCAGCTTATAAGCAATGTTTATTATGCTCCTTATATTGAATTTGGAACAGGGCCAAAGGTTAAAGTGCCGGCAGAATTAAATGACTATGCCAGCCAATTTAGAGGCAAAAAAAGAGGTGATTTTAGGACATTTGTAAAGGCATTAGAAGCATGGTTAAAACGCAAAGGAGGCAATCCTAAGTTAGCATTTAAAGCTGCTATAAATATTATTGCAAGAGGACAAGAACCAAGACCATACTTTTTCCCTCCGTACCTTAGAAAACGTAAAGATTTGATAAACAGGCTAAATGTCGTAATTGGTAAAATAATATGAAAGATCCTATAAAGTTTATAAAGTCCGCATATTATACGGCATTAGATGGCGCAATTACTTATAATGGCTCTACCATACCAGTATATGATGAAGAAGCCGATGAAACAGGCGGGGATTATTACATTCTCATTTCCACTATTGTAGATGCCGATTTACCAAATAAAGGTAAATTTATGAATGAAGTGGAGGTATTGATTGATGTGGTTAGTCAAAACAATTGGCGGGTTGATTTGGTAAAGCAGATAGTTGACGCAATAACTGCAAAGGTGTTAAATACAATAATACCTTCGATTAACACTACTTCGCTGGCAGGTAATGCGGATTTTCAGATAGTAGATGTTAGGAAATCGGCCAGTCAACACGTACCGATTTTAGATACCGGCACAAAGAAGATAGTTAGAAGATTAACACGTTTTACTCAAATAATAATAGAAAAATAAAATGGCACAAATTCAAGGATCATCAGTTACAATGCAACTTCGTGAAAACGGAACAACTGGAGCATATTTAGATGTTGTTTGTGAAACTACATCAAGCCTTTCCGGATCTGCATCTGTTAGTACAGAAGTAACTAAATGTAATACACTTACATCTGTTGCAAGCCCTACAATTACATTTGCAGTTGAAGGTATTGCAGAAACTGCACCTTCAGCTGGTCAGGTAAGCATTGAGCAATTATTAGGTTGGTTTACCGCTAAAACTTTACTGGATATTAAATACGAAGATCCAGAGGGAACTGGTGTAAATTTTTATGTGCAAGGTACAGGGTACATGACTGAATTTGGTATAACTTCGCCTGCAGAAGGTAATGTAAGCTTTACTGCTTCATTCCAATTGACAGGAACAATCGATGTAACTCCATAATTATGAATATAAACGGGAAAGATGTAAGCCTCCGCTTCGGGATGCTTAGTGTAGAGATATTCTTAGGAGAGGCCGCAAAATTTGACGGCCTTTCTTATTACAG